AAGTAGGAGCATTTAAGGTAATACGCAAAAAGAGTTACGACGACCCAAATACAGAATGGGAGTGGGAAAGCTGGAAAGGTTTAAACTTTCATACCAATAGTTACGACCGCTGGACTAAATTACGTAAGTGGATTATAGGCGGTTGGAGTACAGGCTGCCAAGTAGCTAACGAGCCACAGGATTATTATAAATCGTTACCTGCTTTATTAGACCAAAGCAGAGTAACATACTTTTTACTAAACGAGTTTTAATATGAGAAAGTACTATATAATAGCCTTGGTCGTTATTGCGTTGCTGGGCGTTGGTAATCATTTTTACCAGCGTAGCCAGTTTAACGGTTTGATAGACCAAGTAAAAAAGGATTTAGAGAGCGAAAAGCAAAACGCTTTAAAACAAAAGGACACGGTAATACAGAGCCGTAACCGTATTATTAACCAATTAACACAAGACAATGAGAAAGCTAAAGCAGATAGCCGATACTGGTACAATATGGCAAAGCGCAAGAGCGTTAACCCTAATTACAATATTGATTTTCTTACCGCAGCAGATGAAATCGCAAGAAGTAAGTATAAGCCAGGAGCAGCAGACGGTAACACTAACAAAGGAAAAAACGATTGATGTAGCCAAGATTATACGCAACGAGAAGCGGCTAACAGAGGTAAACAAGCAATTACTAGAAAAAATACGTAAGCAGGATAGCACTATACAGGCAATAGCTAACAAAAACCTGCAAGGGCTTGAAACCATAAAGCAGCAAAACGCACAAATATTTAAGTTAAGCCAAGACGTACAGCGTTATAGTTCTTTACAGCTCGGGTATGAGGAAAAGAAAAAAGCAAACCCAAGGCTTTACGGTTTTTTAAGAGTAGAGCAAATACCAGCTTTAGGAAAAATAGACGGGCTAGATACAATACTGCCAAGTATAGGAGCTACATACTTAACAAAAAAGATAGCAGTAGGTTTTAACCTTGGCTACTATAATAAAGAGATATTTTACGGGGCGCAATTAGGTTTCAGTATCTTTTAAAAGACATTTTTAACTCAAACTAATTTTAAGCCGTGTTTTACGGCTTTTTTTGTGCGCAATAATAAAACAGTTATTAGTTAAAAGAAACACGCTTAAATTAAGTTTTTATAAAAAATAACAATTAAAAGTAAATTTTAATAGTTTTCTTTTGGTGTATTAAAAATAAAGTTTAATTTAGCCATATAAATAAAAACCGAGAGCAAAATGGAATTTTCAATTTATAACGGACTTAACTACTCTACAAAAGAGATTAACCAAAACTTTAGAATTAAAGCCCATACTACAAATAAGTACGGCAAAAACTTAAACACCGCTCTAGGTGTATCGGGTTTAATTAATTTAATAGGTGTAGAGTTTGCAAATAAGTTTATAGAGCGTGCTTTTAATAGTGGGTTAGATAAACACACAAGTAAACTACGAAGTGGGGTAAGGGTTACGTTTTACTCCAAATAATGAGCAAGAAACTTATTTGCGATAGCGAGAGCTGTAAAAGTAAAAAGCTAAAATATAAACATAGCTTTGTACAGGAACACGTTTACATCTGTAAAAAGTGCGGTAAGCGTGTATTGATAAAAACAAACCATAATTATTTTATATGATAATAAGCGTGTACACAGACGGGAGCTGTAACAACGATATAGGCGTAGGGAGTTACGGCTATGTAATAACAGCAAAATTTAAAGGCGAAAACTATATGAAAAAATATAGTAGTGGAAAGTATAGAGACACCACTAATAACCGTATGGAGCTAAAAGCAATAATAAAGGCTTTAGAGAACATAGACGGAGGGCATACGATAGATATTTACAGCGATAGTAAATACTGCGTGGACGGGATTAACCAATGGCTAGATAATTGGATTGCTAAAAATAAATTGAGTAGCAAGATGAATGCTGGTGTATGGGAAAGGTTTCGCAGAGTAAGGCAGAGCCACAAAGATAGAGGCACGACGTTAAATGTTACTTGGGTGCGTGGGCATAATGGTAACGAGTTTAACGAAATGGCTGATAAGCTGGCAAACGTTGGTAGGCTAGATATTAACGACGGCGGTGTGAGCTGTAAAAAAAACAATTAATATGATAGATTATAAGTATAACGACGGAGGTAGAAGTAAGTATTTTAAAGGTACTGGCGGGGATTGTGTTACCCGAGCTATTGCAATAGCGACAGGTAAAGATTATAAAGAGGTTTACGATATACTTGCTAAAGGTAATGCTAGCCAAAGGCGTAGTAAAAGAGAGGGTAAGAATAAATCTAAAACAGGCAAAAAAACAGCATTACACGGGATAAACACTAAAAGAAAGTGGTTTAAAGATTTAATGAAGCAATGGGTTTTAAGTGGGTTGCTACTATGCAAATAGGGCAAGGGTGTAAAGTGCATTTAAGAGCAAACGAGTTACCAAAAGGTATTATTATTTGTAGTGTATCAAGGCATTATACAGCAGTTATAAATGGAGTTTTAAATGATACTTACGATTGTTCAAGAGGAGGACAAAGGTGTGTTTATGGTTATTGGATAAAGTATTATGAATAAATTACCATTTATGCCTGCGCCTTGCGATAACTGCCCGTTTAGAAAAGACACTAAAAAGGGCTGGTTAGGAGCAGAGCGTATGCAGGAGATGCTAGAGACGGATAGTTTTGTATGCCATAAAACAGCATACGGCGAGGATAAACAAAAAAGACAATGCGCTGGGCATATAGCTATAAAAGGCAAGGGTAATGCTTTTTACCGTATGGCTCTAGCGTTTGGTAGGAAATTAAAAATAATTAACAGGCACTTAATTTTTGATACAGAAAAAGAGTGCGTAAATCATCACAAAAACAATGAGCGAGGCAGATAAAATACTAGAGCAAGAGGCTAAAAAAGAGTTTACAGATTTTAACCTAAAGGAATTTAAAGAAAAGCATACGGAGCTTTACGTAGTTATTAGACAGGCTATGGCAAGCTATGCGCAGCTATATATCGCAAAGTATCGGGAGAAGCTAACCAAATAGTAGTATATTTGTAGAAACACGCTTAAAATGGCTAAAAACACACAATTACAAGAGGGGCAACAAAAAACGATTTATAAGGACGTTATGTTTGAAACCCAAGCAGAGGCAGAGGTAACGCTAGTACGTAAACTAGCTGCAAATAAAGATAAAGAGCTATGGCTGGTTACTATGCCTAGCGGTATGCAGATGCAAAAATGGATTAAAAAGGTTTTGTAAACCTAAAAAAAGTCTATATTTGTAGCACTCCGCTTATATCCGACCGCTCTCGGTATATCTGCGACCAACCCTAGTACTTCGGTGCTGGGGTTTCTTTTTTAAAAATAAATTTTAATTATCATTTGCTATATTAAAAATAAATTTTAATTTAGCGGTATAATTAAACCGAGAGCAAAATGACATACGACGACTGGAAAACAGCAAACCCTTACGATGAGGAAAAAGAAAACGAGTGTAGTTTCTGCGGCGAGCCGACAGATAATAAATACTACTGCTCTAAAGAGTGCCAAAAGGCAGATTACTACGATTAATTTAATATTTGATTTATGAGCGAAAACAAACCTGCATTAAGGATTAACGAAGCTTTGGATTTTCACGAAAAGACCAAGGCTAAAAGCGAGCCAACTATACAAAAAATAGATTTGGCTAAAGAATTATTTAAGGGAGCAAAGCCTAAAACTTTGCCCGTTAATATGAGCAACCTAGTAAACGGTAAGACTACTAGGGTTGACCCAGCTTGGGTAAAACATATATGCGCTGTAACTGGCGTAGATGCAAACTTTTTATTTGGCATAAAGCCTATGAACCCTAAAACACTTGATAAGTATGAGAGTGGAGCGTATAGTAAATAGAATATTTGCCTTTTTGTTAGGGCTTATTTGTGTAGGTGCTTTTATAGCGGCTGCATTTTACGGAGCTACACACCAGTTTTTTATAGCTGGGGTTAGTGGATTAATGAGTATAGTATGTTTAACAATTAAAACAGAGCAATAAAATGAGTAACGAGAGCGAAAACAAAGCATTTGAGGAAATGATGAACGACCAGCCTGCGGGAGTGTATGAGCTGGCACAAGGATTAACTGCGGAGGAAATGGTAGCAGTATTTTTTAATACCGATGCGCTGGTAGAGCAGCCTGAAATGGTTTACCGATTAAATGGAGGTAAGCACAGGTATTACTACACTTTTAATGAGGCACAAGAGCCAGTATTTTTTACATCGGTTACAACGATGATAAAGCAAACAATGCCAACCAGCCCGCACTTAATAAAGTGGATTGCAGATATGGGTTACGAGGAAAGCCGTAACTATGCGCAGGAGCGAGCGGACTATGGTACTTTTATGCACACAGAAATAGCGGAGCTGCTTATAGCACGTAAGTACGATACTGGAACGCTTAAGGAAAAACTTAAGGCATTTATAGAGGCTGAAAAGCTGCCAGTAGATTTTATTAACCACGCCGACGAGCTTAAAAAGGATATACTAGCATTTGCGCAGTTTATGATAGATTGCAAGGTAAAACCTTTAGCTATTGAGATAGTGCTAACACACCCTACCGACGGCTACGCAGGAGCTATCGACTTGGTATGCGAAATGACACAAGAGGTAAAAGGTTACTGGGGGGGAACCTATAAGAGCGGTGTAAACAAGGGTAAGCCAAAGGCTACCAAAAAAGAGCAAACATTTATCGCTATTGTAGATTTTAAAAGTGGGCGTAAAGGCTTTTACGAGGAACACGAGATACAGCTACAAGCATATACTGAAATGTGGCAGCACCATTTTCCAAACAAGCAGGTAGAGCGAGTATTTAACTGGTCGCCTAAAGATTGGCGAGGAGCTACACCAACGTATAACCTAAAAGACCAAACCGAGGCAAAGAGCCGTAACAAGTTGCAGCACCTTGTAGAGCTGGCACGTATAGAGAGCGATAAGCGTATTAATACCGTTACTATTGTAGAGGGTGTTATAAACTTGGATGCTGGGCTGGATAACAACGTTGTAGAAATGACGTTAAGCGAGTTGGTTAAAAAGCGTAAAACAGAAAACCAAAAACCCGTAAAGTAATGGCATTTATAAATAAGCACACGCAAGGCGATTGGACTTACGAGGATTATAATGATGAAAGTAACGAGCAGTTACTAAAAACTAAAGACAAAACTAAACTATTGGCAGAGGTTAACACCTTTGCCGATGTTAGTAGAGAGGAGGCAATAGCAAACGCTAAACTTATGGCTGCTGCTCCAAAAATGCGCCAATTAGTAGAGATGTTTCACGACAGCCTAGAGGCTGGTTTTATAAAAGATATGTGCGTTACTGTACTTACAGAGGCGGGCGTAGAAATAACCCCTCACAAAGAAAATAGGTATTTAATAATAGATGATTTAGAAAATACAGAATGTAAATGCGACGGCGATGAAATTTTACACCAAGGTAATGGCTTTGTGTATAAGACTTGCGCAGATTGCGGTAAAGATATTTAATATGGCAAAAGGTAGAATAAAAAGACCCGAGCAAACAGGCGGCTTTAAGCTGCCTAGGGTTGGGTTAGTAAAAACAGGATTTAAAAACGCACAGGGGCAGCCTAGGAGCTGCGACTATTTTTTATCGAGTGGTAAGTATGCGCCTATGTTTGATGCAGCATACCCTAATAAGCCAAGCACTATACAGATAGTTTTTTGGGAAGATAACCCTGCTAGTATGTGCGAGGAGCGATACGAGTATAGAGATAGGCAGGGCAAACTATATGCAAGAGGCGACGGCGAAACGTTTGAGGTTTGGAGTGCCAAGGCTAAAAAGTACGAGGAGTACACTACTGCCGAACACCCCGAAATAATGGCACAGGTAAACGCTAAAGTACAAAACGGTAAGGGCTGGGATATAATCCTAACCTTACGCTTTATAATGCCTAAAATAAAAGATATTGCTGGTTACTGGGAGTACTCTACAAAAGGCGAGGCAAGTACAATACCAGCAATACGTGATACATTTGATGCTATGCTACAAAGTAGAGGCAGCGTAAGAGGTGTAATATTTGATTTAAACGTAAAATTTGCAAAGAGCCAAAAGCCAGGAGTAGCAAGCCGCTACCCAGTTGTAAATTTAGTGCCAAATCAGAGCAAGGAAAATATAGAGGCGGTTAAGGGTACTATGTTACACGTACCAAGTCAAATACCACAATTAGGCACAAGTAATGAATAATTTATATATTTGCACCAAGTGTAGTGCATTACACAAATACTAAAATATTTTAATAGCTAGCGTAAGTAGGGAATGCACTCCCGAAAGCGTTAGCTTTTTTTATTATGGAAAATTCAGCGTTAGAAAGATGTATCGTATTTGATTTTGAAAAAGATTATATACAGGTAAATAATGGCAGATATAAAGAGGTGTTAACAATACCCGATTTAATTAAACTGCAAAAAGAGGTAGCTAATACAATAGGTTTTTATCTTGAAAATGGATATACAGATAATGTAATTCATCATATAAATTTAAACAGTAAAGAGGCAGATTATAACAAAGAACTAAAAAGGACACAAAATGATAGCTAAAATATTAGGAAGCTCTGCGTTTTGGGTTGTAAACAAAACAATAGCAAAATCTACAAGTATGGAAGCTGCTTTAATGCTAGCAGACTTAACAGATAAAGAGCAGTATTTTACAGCTCGTGGAGAAATAACAGAATGCGGGTATTTCTTTAATACTTCTGAAAATATAAAAGAAGACACAGGGCTTACTTACCACTCACAAAAAAAGGCATTAAAGCAGTTAACAGATATAGGTTTTATAGAAACAAAATTAAAAGGAGTGCCTGCTAAACTGCATTTTAAAATATCTGAAAACAAGATTTTAAATTTTTTAAAAACTGGTTCTAAGGAAAGTTTAAAACAAGATTTAAAAAAAGTTAAAACAAATAATAATAAATCTAATAATAATAAATCTACTACTACTAACGTAGTAGTACACCAAACCTCAAAAGAGCAGGAGGCAAACGATTTATTTGGCAAAGCTCCTAACCCGAAAAAGAAAACCCTTTTTAAAAACTCTCTAGTATTTGATTTTGAAATTTTTGAAAAAAAATTGACAGAGGCGAAAAATTTAGGCGTAGATATTAACTATTACTACAACGCTATAAAGGACTGGAACGACATAAAAAAAGTTACACGGGATGCGGACGGCTGGATAGCTACGGCTCGTACTTTTATGCGAGGCGATAAAAACAAGGCTAGACTGCAAATAATAAAAACAGAACAGGAGCAGGCAGTACTTGATAAAGAAATGCAGGAGTATTTAGGTATGTAGCAGCAAATTACAAACAACGTTCAAGTTTATGGCACGTTTCCCAAAGGGAATGGGCTATAAACGGTGTTAGTTACTGTGTGTGAGCGTTGGCAAATTGAGTGTAGTAAAGGGTTGCTTTTTTGCAACTGTTTACGATAATAAGAAAATACAAAAATTATGAATACAACAATATTAATACCATTATCTGGAGGAAAAGATAGTCAAGCATCAATGTTATGGGCTATTGAAAAATACGGAATTAAAAATTGCCAAACTGCATTTTGTGATGTTAGATGGGAAGCAAGAGAAACTTATAAGCATATTGATTATTTAGTTAAAAAATCTGGTATTAAACACAATGTTTTGACTTCAAGTAAATATGATGGAATGGTTGATTTAGCAATAAAAAAAGGAAGATTTCCTTCATCTACTGCTCGTTTTTGTACAGAAGAATTAAAAGTTAAACCTATGATAGATTTTATTTTAACCTTAAAGCAAAACGTTATAGTAATTGATGGTGTTAGAGCAGATGAAAGTGCAAAAAGAGCCAAAAAATTACCACAATGCAGATTCTTTAAATATTATTTTGAACCACATACAACAAATACTATGATTGTTGAAAAGTTTAAAATAAAAGAACCTGTAACTCATAAGCAAAAATTAAAATACCAAAAAGCTAAAGAGCGTTTAGCTATCGGAAAAGAAGATGCAAAATGTTATACATATAGAAAAAAGGAAATATTTGAATGGTGTAAGAATTATAGCGATGATTTAATTAGACCATTTTTTTACAATACAGGAAATGATGTAATTAATTACTCATTAAATAGAGGTTATTTTATTAATGAAAGATATTTTATGGGTTATGAAAGAGTGGGTTGTAAAATTTGTATTATGGAAAATATACCAGGACTTACTAGAACTGTTTTAAATGACAAAGAAACAGTTAACGAAATTATAGAATCAGAAATTAAAGCAGAAAGCAGTTTTCTACCACCAAACAAAATACCAAAAAGATACCACAGTAAAAAAACAGAAAAAGGTAAAACATACGCAACTTTTGTAGATGTTCAAAGATATGTTTTAGATAAAAATGCAACTTTAGATATGTTTAAGGACGAACCAATTTTTAAATGTAAATCAGTTTATTCAATATGCGAATAGTTAATAAAGCGTAGGCGGAAAAAGGGAAATGTGTTTGCAAAACTCTTTTACCGAGCGTTGGAAAAAAGCGGTGGTAGACACATTGTTACTAACTCCAAAATAAAAAACGTTTTAATGTTTTTTATTGACAGTTGTTTAGTAGTTTGTGTATATTAAAAATAAAGTTTAAATTAGCAATGACAAAAAAGATAACAATGTTACCAGCCGTAAAAAAGAGCAATGCTCTATCAACTTACAAACAAGATTACTACCTAGAGCAAAAGGCAGCACTACTACAAGCTGCGGAGGTGCAAATAAAATTATCAGATAACGATTTAATGATTGCGCAGGCAGGAATAGAAACGCCTATAAGAAAGATAGCCGACCAAGAGCTGGTAAAAAAAGTAGCTACTGCTACTAAATTTATTTGCCGTGATATTGGAGTTAAAGACTGGAATAACGCCGAGGTTATGAAATACGATTCTACTCGTTTTTTTGATACACTAAAAAAATACTACAAAGATTTTAGTTTTAAGGAGGTAAAACTAGCGTTTGAGTTGGCAGCAGTTGGCGAGTTGGACGAATGGCTGCCAAAGGATAAAAACGGCAACCCCGATAAAAACCATTACCAAGCATTTAGCTTGGAGTACTATACTAAAATACTAAACGCTTACAGAGCTAAAAAGAATAAAGTTTGGTTTAAGGCTCGTAAAGCTCTGCCTGCCCCAGTTAATGTAATTACGGAGGAGCAAAAGGCAGCCAACAAAAAGGCATTTATAGAGGATATATACAAGGCATTTTATAATTACCGAGATAACGGAGTAGAGCCTAGATTTATATTAAGCATCTTTATAAATGAGTTTATACAGCAGGGAGCTTTAGAGAAAAAACCCGAACCGAGCAAATCAGCCATTGACAAAGCGTATCGAACTTTTATCGTTAGTGATGCACCCCGCATACAAAAAAAGGGCGTAATCGCAAATTATCATAAAAATAAGATTGACACTATACTTTTAAGCCAAGCCGAGAGCATAGAAAATAACAAGGCTATAAAGGATTATTTCGATAAACTTATAGCGGAGAAAACGGATATAAAAACAGTAATAAAAATTAAAACCGAGAGTAAATGAAAGTAAAAACAATAATAGGCATCGACCCTGGAGCTGGCGGAGGTATAGCACTATACAATTACAAAGCTGGTATAAGTGTAGCCAAGATGCCAAAAAATGTAAGTGATCTAGCAGAGTACCTAAACTACGTTAAAGACACTTACGAGAAACCAATATGCTTTATAGAAAAAGTATCAAGCTGGAAAAGCGACACCGATACAGGTGGTAAGCGTTTTGGTATAGATAAAATGCTGGCTAATTTTGAGCAGCTTAAGACAGTATTAACTTTAGCAAAAATACCTTTTGTACAGGTTTACCCGCAGAGCTGGCAGCACGGTTTAAACTTGCGAAAAAAAGGCGAGGATAAAAAAGCTCGTAAGGATAGGTATAAAGCTGCTGCCTCACAATACTACCCCGAGGTTAAGGCTACGTTATGGAATAGCGATGCGCTTTGTATTGTGCATTTCGGTAGGCTTAAATTTAACACAGATATTAACTGGGTAATGGAGCGTTTACCTCCTGCTGCACAAAAGGAGTTATTTACAGAGTAAAAACGTAGCTGGCAAATAGCAGTTACATAAAAAATAAACCGATGGTTAAAAATGTAGATTACAGAGAAAATAAAGGAGTGTTTGATACGGTGTTATTAGACCCGCCATTTGATAAATGGAAAGAAATAAAAGAGATACCAAAAGCAAAAACTTACGTTTGCTTTACAAACTTTCAAAACAGACACCACGTACAAAATTTATTAGGTAATCCTAAATTTGAAATAATTTGGCACTTTAAGGACGGTAGGTGGGTTAGTCATAAAATGCCGAGGCATACGCACTAGCATATACTAATATATGGCGAGTTAAAAAACGAGGCTTACACAGGCGATTATAACGAAAACAGAAAACCGCAGAAAAAAGGAAAGGGCTGTATAGGTAGGGATAAAAACCTAGGCGATAGGGTTTATGTGCCAAGAGAAAGAAAAATGCTAAATAGCGTTATAGAAGTACCTAGGAATGTAGGTAAAACGTTAGGTGTTTGGGGTAAGCCCGAGGCTTTAGCTATGCCTATATTAGAGTGGTTGGTAAGTAAAGACGATAGGGTTTGGGACGGTTTCGCAGGTAGTGGTACATTTGGAGTATGTTGTAAAAAAATAGGAGCTATATACTACGGCTCTGAAATAAATAAAGAAACGTGCTTAAAAGCAAACAAGAGGATAGAGGAGGTAGAATATAGTTTGTTTTAATGGAGCAAAAAGAGGTAAAATATCGTAAGCAATTAACAGTAACTAATAGCTGCGCTATGAAAAACTGTCAGTACTATAAAAAAGAAATGTGTACGCACGAGCGTAACACGGTAAACAGATTAGGGCAAGATGCTTGCCCGTTAATAGACGGAGCAATAGATAGAGAATTTTTTACAGGTTAGGATTAATTAAAAATTATTTATAAATTGCACCAACAAAACCGAGAGCAAAAAGATGTTAAAAATTACAGTTAAGCACGCTAAAACAGAGCGACAGGAAACACAAACAAAGGTAATATTTACTACTACCGATACAGTAAGCGAAATAGACGAGCATTATATAGAGAAAGCACCAGGTTACTTATTGTTTAGTGCTGATAAAATTACGCAAGAGGCAGAGCTGGCTATGCGTGATAAACGTATAGGGGTAAACGACCAAGGACAAAGCGCAAGCAAAAAACTACGAGGAGCTATTTATGAATATTGGTTTGAGCATATTAACGACCAAGATTTTAAGGCTTATTATAACCGAGCTATGGATAAGTTAATAGATAAGGTAAAAGGGCAAATATGAGGCGCAGGGATTTAGTTATTTACGGACAAACTAATAAAGACGGCGGCTTTATGATTTCCAATAAGCAGGATATGCAAGAGTATTTTAAGCAATGGAAAAACAGCTTTTTTACTATGACTATTGAGGTAACAAAAACAACCCCGTTAAGCGTACCGTTAATAGTTTACTACAAAAAAAAGATAGTACCCGATATGCAGAGGGCTTTACTTTTGCAAGGCGAGCGATTAACACTAAAGCAAACAGACGAAAAATTGAGAGCTGCAAGCCCTTTAACTATTAAAGAGGTTTATAACGAGGAGCTACGGAAATGGGAAAGCTCTGTAATTGATTTAGAGGATTTAGATAACCAGCAGTTAGTTTTTTTTATAGAGCATTTAAAAGATTTAGCAGCACAAGAGTACGGGGTATATGTAGAAGACCCAAGTAATTTAATTTAAAACATAATGGCAAAAAGAGACGAATTTACAAGGAACTGGATAACGCAAAACGCTATTGATATAGTGAGCCGTTACGAAAAAGGAGTTTTAACTATTAGAGGTTTACACTATCAGTTAGTAAGTATAGGTATGACTAATACAATGAGGCACTATAAAAGAGTGGTAAGTGCTATGATAGAAGCACGCTGGGAGGGGCTTATAGATTTTGATGTATTTAGTGATAATGATAGGGAAATGATAGGCGAAACCGACTATAATAAAACAGATGTGCCTAGCCGTGTAGATACTGCTAAATGGGCTATCGGTTATTATATGAAAAATTACCAAAAAAATCGCTGGGAAAATCAACCGTATTACCCCGAGGTTTTTATAGAAAAAAAGGCTTTGCAGGGTGTTTTTGAAAAACCTTGTAAACGTTTAGATGTAGCTTTAGGAGCTTGTAAAGGATACCCAAGTTTAACGTTTGTTAATGAGGCAGCAGAAAGATTTAAGGAGGCAAAAGCAGAGGGTAAAACACCTATAATACTTTATTTTGGAGATTACGACCCGAGCGGCGAGGATATACCTAGAAGCATAGAAGCTAATTTAATAAAGTTAGGTGTAGAGGTAGAGGTGCGTAGATTTGCGCTTATGGAGGAGCAGGTAGTAGAATGGGGCTTACCCCCTGCGCCAGTAAAAGCAGGAGATAGTAGGAGTGCAAAATGGGGAGGATTAGGGCAGGTAGAACTAGATGCGGTAGAGCCAAGTAAACTACAAAGGTTATGCGAGCAAGCTATAAACAGTATATTTGATGAAGATTTGCACGACGAGCTTATAGAGCAAGAGGAGGAGGAGCGTACAGAGTTTAGAGCTATTGTAAAGAAATATGTAAACGACGAATTAAGTGGCGAAACGGAGGAGTAAAAAAGCACCCGAGGTAAACCCTTTAGCTGGCAAAACAATTACAGTATTAGCTCGTAAAGAGGGCGAGCAGGAAAAGCAAAAGGATTTAGTTTATGAGGAGGCACTAAAAGCAAAAAAACAATTTGAGCGGTTAGGTTGGCACGTTCAATTATTTCAAGTAGGATTTTACCAACCATTTAATAAATAACTTAATTTTTATAACAAATGAAAAACACGCAATTAGAGCAGTTTACGCTCGGGAAAGTAAAAACCAAAGGGCAAGGCTTGGAGGTTAATTTTGAAGTGGAGGAAACTACGGGGGTAGAGGTGTACCACGACCAAAAACAAGTTAAATCAGACAAGACCCCGCACCCCGATTTGACTAAATACCTAGACGTACTACGTGGGTATATGGCACAGATTTATTATTTCTCTGTTATTAATGAGATTAGAGATAGTAAAGTGTTTATGGCAACTGCTAAGCAAATTAAATTTTTAGACGAAAAGTTTAAGAGCTTGGTTACTAAAATTACCGTTACAGGTGTTAGCTTAAGCGGTAAGGAAGATAACAGGGGTATTATAATTACTGCCAAGTTAAAGACGGAAACGGGGCAAGAGGTAGCTATAAATAGCCAGCGTTTAAAGTACAACGGTACTAAATACGGTTTTGAGGAGGATTTAGAAAACCTTATGACGGATTTAGAGGGCGAAGTATTTGAGTATGTAATAAACGGAAAACAGGCGCAGCTTGAAATGGCATTTGACGACGACCAAGTGGACGGCAAAATGGCAGCAGCAGGCGAGAAAAGCGACCAGCTCGATTTAATGGAGGAGGCTCTAAATAATACCGAGGAGGAGTAAATGCAATTACCTATACAAATAACAATCGCAGAGGAGTATAAAATGGCGGTAGATAGGGGCTACCAACCATTACAGGATTATAAAAAATTCTATATAGCACCTCCTCTGCGTATTGCTATACAAAGAGAGTTATTTGGTCATAGTTTTATAGGTAAGGGTAATGTAGTACAGGCTAACCAAAGGTTTTACGCTTGGTGCTGGGAACATAGCCCGCATTATTGCGAGGAGTGCGCAAAACCTCTACATAATTACAGTAGTGTTTACGTGAGCCATATTTTAAGCCGTGGAGCAAACCCCGAGAAAGCACACGACCCACGTAATAAAAATATACTTTGCTTTAACCATCATCAACAATGGGAAAACGAAACGCAGCGTAAGAGTATGCGTATTTATAAGGGGAATTTAAAAATAATACAACTTTTAATAAACGATTATCAATGATACTAGAAAAGCCAATCGTATTTTTTGACCTAGAAACGACAGGGGTAAATACGGTTAAAGATAGAATAGTGCAAATAGCACTTTTAAAAATTATGCCTAACGGCGAGCAGGAGCAAAAGAAAACTCTTGTAAACCCTCAAATGGATATACCAGCAGAGGCGACAGAGGTACACGGTATTACTAATGAAATGGTAGTAGGTGCGCCTTTGTTTAGTCAAATAGCCAAGAGCCTAGCAGAGCAATTACACGGCTGCGATATTGCAGGGTATAATAGCGATAACTTTGATGTGCCTTTACTTATTGAGGAGTTTAGCCGTGCAGGTATAGAGTACCCGCAAGCTGGCGAGCAAATAAGTTTTGTAGATGTATTAAAGCTAGAGCGCAAAGTAAACAGTCATAAGTTAGAGGAAACTTACAAACGTTATACAGGTAAGGAGTTGGACGGTGCGCACGATGCTTTAAACGATGTTATAGCTACGGCAGAAATATTATTTGCTCAATTAGAAAAAATAGGCGAGCAGTTAAGCCCTGCGCAAATAGATGAACTTTGCCAAGGCGATAAGAAACGCCATGACTACGCTGGTAAGTTGTACGAGGTTGAGGGGGTTGTATATTGGAGCTTTGGCAAGCATAAAGATACACCAGTAAAAGACGAGCCACAATATGCCGACTGGGTATTGCGTAGTGATTTCCCAGCAGACACAAAAAACAAAATCAGAAAAATTTTAACCAATGGATAATACTAAAAACGGCAAGGTGGTAGATTTAAACGCAGAGCTTAAACCAATAATAAGCAGGGCGCAAAGAAAAGAGTTAGAGCGCATACAGCTAAAACTAAAAGGCTACATAAATGCCTTTTACTCTATTTGTTATTTTGAGGAGGATAAACTAGACTGGAATGTAATAAGCCAGCAGGAGTATAACCGTTTAAAATTAAAATGGATTGAGTACTGCAAAAAAAAGAATTACGGCAAAGAAATATCGACAGCTTTTCATTTGGATTGTATGCTACTTAAAACCGATTTAATTATGCAGGTTAAGTATAATGCAGAGGCAGATAAAGACGAGTTAATGAAGCTATTAAGAGAGGGTAAAACACCGCTAGAGGTAGCAGATTACGCAAAAGAAAATTTAAAACTTACAGAATTATGAAACCAGTAAAAACAAGACACACAAACGTAGAATTTGGTAAGGAGCAAGACGAGTACGGCACGTTACCAGCGTATAGAGACCCGCAGGGGCAAGTAGTAACTTGCTGGGAGCTTACCGATGAAGAAATAGAGCAGGTTATAGGTAGTAAAAAAATATACCTACGCCAGTTAACATTTAACCAGCCTTTGCAGCCAGTAAGTTTACACGCAGAAAACCCAGTATTAGACTTTGTGCCTCATAAGCAGACAAGGCTAGAGAGTAAAGAGCAAAGCGGCAACTGTTATGCTACTGTAATAGCTTGTATAATTGGAGCGGCTAGCCCCGAGGATATTATACAAATACAAGAGCATTACGATAAGCCCGATAATGCTTGGATAGAAATATTAGCCGAGTGGTTAAATGAAAGGGGTTGGAATATTGAAAATATAGACGGGCATTTAAGTAATGACGAGCTGTATTTAGTAATAGGAGAAAGCCCTAGGGATAGTAAAGTTTTTCACGTTTGTATTTATCAAAACGGCAAAATGGTACACGACCCGCACCCCGAAAATACAGGAATAAAAAGTACTTTAGAGTTTATAAAATTAACCCATAAAACAGTAAAGTAATGAGTACAGTAAACAAAGTAATTTTAATAGGGCATTTAGGCGACGAGGTTAAAATGCATCATTTTGAGGGAGGAGGCTGTATGGGGCGTTTTCCTTTAGCTACTAATGAGAGCTACACCAATAAGCAAACTAATGAAAAGGTTACTAATGTAGAATGGCATAACTTGGTAGTTAGAAATAAACAGGCGGAGGTATGCGAGAAATATTTAAGCAAAGGCGATAAGGTTTATGTAGAGGGGCGTTTAAAAACTCGTAAGTGGCAAGACCAGCAGGGGCAAGATAGGTACAGCACAGAGGTACACGTAAGAGAGTTTACATTTTTAACCACAAAAGGGCAGAGCGGACAAGTGGAAGCACCTCAACAAAGCACGCCAGCACCAGCTACAAATAACAACGAACCCGACGACTTACCATTTTAGAAAATGACAGAGCATTTAAGATATGAAGTAATAACCTGCCCCGACTGCAATAGTAAACAAGTTGGGGAGGTTTGCAGTACTTTTGTTTGGAATAGTTACGTACACGAGTGTACAGGTTGCGAGTATATAATAATGGAAAGCGAGTGGGTAGCAGATAGTTTTAAAACGGAGTACAAGGTATGGCAAGCTGCGGAGTTTGTTACTGCCGACGGGATGCCTCCTGCGCAGGTGCAAGAGGAAAAATATATAGGTTTATTTAGGGTTGACCATAAACACCAGCTTAAGGCTATGGTAAAAAGGTTAGGCTATATTTATAAGGATTGTTATATTGAGGAGCAAGAGCCTTTTTAAAATGGATGAAACCGATATATTAATAAAAGCCTATGATAACAGGTACAACCTAGCGGAGTTAAATAAGTTGTACAGGTATTTACTTGATAATAAATTGAATTTTACAGGCAGCCAGTTAACTTACTTGTGCTTTGCGCTAAACACCTACGGCGAGCTTGCTATAAAATCGGATATAAAAACAATAAACAAAACTTTAGAAATAATGCAGTACAGTAATAAAGATTACGACGAGAACTTACACGAAAGAAAAAAGGCTTTAACGGTAAAAAACCCATACGCCGAGTGGATAGCCCAAGGAAAAAAGAAAATAGAAGTAAGGAGTAAAAACACTACTTACAGGGGCGAGCTTGTAATATGTAGTAGTAAAGCACCCGAGATACAGGAAATGCAAAGCGGTTGTATGTTAGCTTTAGTAGAGCTTTACGAAACGAAAAGGCTAGAGGATTTAACACCCGAGGAATGGCATTTAACTTGCATACCAAAAGAGGAGCGAAAAGATTTAAAAGGTTATGGCTGGTTTTTACGTAACCCGAGCAGGTTGGTAGAGTACCCAGTAAAGGGGCAGTTAGGGATATGGAATTTAGTAGTTGATAAAATGGAGTTTGTACCATACAATAGCGAGGCTGTACATAACATAGATGTAGAGGTAGATTACAGCCAAGTATATAACCGCCAAGCAGTAAAAGACGGCTATAAGGTAATTATTTCTATATTTGTAATTGTAGTAGCGGTCGTATTTGGCTTATTATGGCTTTTGCTGGCTTAACTGCATTTAATCAATAAAATACCACACCAAAGAAACGAAAGTGCGACAAATGGCAAAAAAGCAGAAAATAACTAACGTAAAAGAGTATCACAAAAACCCAAGGCATATAACAGACGACCGAAAAAGAGAGCTAGAAAAAAATATGCTAGAGCTTGGGGATATTAGTGGTATAGTACACGACTTAAATACAGGCGAGATAATAAGTGGAAACCAGCGTAGTAAAATCATAAACCTAGAGGAGTGCGAGGTAGTTATAAGTGAGGAGTACAAAGAGCCAACAAAGCAGGGAACGGTAGCGATAGGACACGTAATTTGGCAAGAGCAAAAATTTAATTATAGAGCTGTACGCTGGAATGATGCGCAAAGAGAAAAGGCAAATATTACAGCTAACGCTCTAACTGGTTACTGGTCGCACGAAATACTAGCCGAGGAGTGGCAAGATGTAGATTTGTTAAAGTGGGGTATTCCCGAGCAAGAGGTAAAAGCTCTGCAAGTAAAAGAGAGTAAAAAACAAGAGGCGCACCGTAAGCTAACAGAAAGGTTTATAGTGCCACCTTTTAGTGTTTTAGATAGCCGTAAAGGTTACTGGATGCAGCGTAAAAAAGCGTGGAAAGAAATAATACAAGACCAAGGCGAAAGCAGAGAGGGTACACTATCTAAGGGCGATAATATCATAAATAACATTAACGACGGCGTTTCTATTTTAGACCCAGTAATGGCAGAGCTTGTAAGTTACTGGTATGGTATAGAGGGCGGTAATGCTTTTGATACTTTTGCGGGCGATACGGTGTTTGGATATGTAGCTGCTAGTTATAAAATGAAATTCAAGGGAATAGAGCTGCGTAAGGAGCAAGCAGATATAAACAACCGCAGAGTAAAAGCTGCTGGTCTTAATGCAAAATACGTATGCGACGACGGGCAGAATGTAGCAAAGCATTTTAAACCTAACAGCCAAGACTTGTATTTTAGTTGCCCGCCATATTTTGATTTAGAGGTTTACAGCGAGTTAGATAACGATGCAAGTAACCAAGCAAGCTACACCGAGTTTTTACAAATACTAGATAACTCTTTTGCAGGAGCTTACAAGGCTCTAAAAGAAAACCGCTTTGCTGTAATAGTTGTAGGCGATATTAGAGATAAAAAAGATGCTTACCGTTTGTTTGTAGATGATATACGCCGTATGTGGAATAGCTACGGGGCTATACTTTATAACGAAATGATTTACGTAGAGCCAGTAGGTACTTTGCCGCAGCGAGTAGGTAGGTTTATGAAAAACAGAAAGGTAGGTAAATGCCATCAGAATATTTTAGTATTTTACAAGGGCGACCCAAAGCAAATAAAAAACACTTATAAAGAGCTAGAATATGATAGCGAAGATATGGAGCTTTTCGGGCTGGATTAAAAGCACCGATAAAGAGGAGTTAAAACAAAAATTTGATAACCTGCTTAAGCGAGCAGGTTTTACCGTTCTTAATGAGGTAGAACATAAATTTGAGCCACAAGGATATACTGCATTATGGTTGCTGGCAGAGAGCCATTTCGCTATACATACTTTTCCCGAGCAGGGAGGTACTTATATAGAGTTAAGTAGTTGCAGCGGATTTAAGCAAAAAATGTTCTTAAAAATGTTAAGGCAAGACACACCAATTTATAACTATAAAGACAATGAAAGCAGATTGTAAAAACAACGAATTACCCGAGAGCGTACTAAAACAATGTAAAGAGCTTGGATTTAAGGGTAAGCCCGTAGTAGTAGAGAAATACGTAAACAAGTTGCGCCAGCCAGTAGGCTTGCGAGACCACGACATAGATGCGGGAAATGTAGCCTATAAAGTAGGCGACAAATTAATAATAAGCCCAGCGATAGGAAAGGCATATTTTGAGTGTAATTTTGTAAAAGTAAATCAGTAGAATTATGGCAGCTAATAAAAGAACGGACAAACAAATAGAGGAGGATAAGCTATTTATATCTAAAGAGCTGGTTAAATCCACGCCTTACAGAAAGATAGCAGAGCTTTTAAATGCTGCTAATAAAGAGGCTGGAAAGGATTATACTTTGGTTTACTCGCAAATAGCATACGATGTAAAAAAGATTTTGCAGGATTGGCGAGAGGAGCGTAAGGAAACGATAGACTTGGTAGTAGATAGAGAGCTGCGTAAGCTCGATGTTATAGAAGCCGAGTGCTGGGCAGCTTGGGAAAAAAGCAAAGGAGGTAAGCGTACAACTAAAATTAACGGAGGTAGTACAGACGGCGGCACGGTAGCAGGAGGCAGTATAAAGGAGCGCAGTATAGAGGAAACTTTCGGCGATGTTAGATTTTTAGATAAAGTAATGTCGTGTATGGATAGGCGTAAGGAGTTGCTAGGTTATGCAGCACCTAAAAAAGTAGAGTTTAGCGGCTCGGTAGGTGTGGGAGTTACCCCTATGTCCGAGGAGGATATAGAAAAAGAAAAGGCTAGAATACTTAAAAATATGGGCAAATCCGCAGATGCAAACTAAAGATGAAAAATTAATACTAGAAAAGAAAAAACAGGTAGAGAGCCAAGCCAAAGAGCTAGAGCGATTATACGCTGTAAGAGCTGCCGAGTGCGCAGATAGTTTTTACGAATTTTTTATTGAGTTTTGGGATATAATCAACCAAGATGCAGAGCTGCATTTAAACTGGCATATTAAATACCTATGCGGCGAACTGCAAAAAATTGTAGAGCAAGCAATAGCAAAGCAGCCAAAGGATAACGACGTTATTATAAATATCCCTCCTGGTATGACAAAGAGTACCATAGTTACCCAGCAATTAGGGAACTGGGCTTGGCTACACGCTCCGCACTTTGTTATTATTACCTCTACCCACAGCAACGATTTATCTACCGACCATAGTTTAAAAAGTAAAGACGTAATTAAGAGCGCACGCTATAATAAATATTTTCAACCACGGTTTTATCAAAAGTTTGGTAAGTATATGCATCTTACAAAAGATAATGAAAAGGACTGGCGTAATAACTTTGGGGGTGTTAGGTTTTTTACCTCGGTAGGCGGTGCTATTATAGGTAAGCACGCCCATTTAATTATATGGGATGATTTAATAGATGTAGAGAAAGCAAACAGCGAGCAGGTACGTAATAAAGCAAACAGGCACGCAAGTAAGGTACTGCCAACTCGTAAAAAAGATAAGGAGGTTACGCCTACTATTGGTATTATGCAGAGGCTACACGAGCAAGACCCGACTGGTTATTTGTTAAGTATAAAAAATGATATACGTAATATAAAACTACCAGCAAGAGCTACGGGCGACGTACAGCCTCCCGAGCTGCGAGAAAATTATACAAATGGTTTGTTAGATGCTAACAGGTTACACGAGGGTATACTAGAGGAGCAGGAGCAGCTACTAGGTTCTTATGATTTTGCAGGGCAATACGACCAAGAGCCAACGCCAAAAGGCGGCGGTAAGGTAAAAGAAAGCTGGTTTGAGTACTGCGAGGAACACGAAGT